GGGACGCTGTGATCGATGCCAAGGAGGTTGCTTAAATGAGTTGCCTTCAAAATGAAATGATCCTTGAGAACCTCTTCGATGAGGTTCTTGAGGAGTTCCCAAACAACACCCAAGACCAGAACGAGCAGATTGCCCGTCAACGCTTTGAGGATTTATGCCAATGATTCTAAACTTTTCCTGTCGAATTGTTTGTGATGAAGAGGGTGTAAATCCTCTTCATTTATGTGAAGAAATTCAAGCATATTTAAACTCTAATCATCATCTTTATGATGAAGATTCAGAGAATTATATTGATGCTAAGGTCGTAAGTTATAAGTTAGAAACTGATAATCAAGTCCCATTCTTTGCAGCGGAGGAGTATTAAACTATGTTTCTAAGTAACAAACTAGGCAGACACTTTTGGGTTGATGATGAATATGAACTCAGAAGTTGCCCATCATTTGTAGATAATACAGGTGATTTTGACAACGCTGATTATGTATCAGACTGGGATGATTACAATGATGTTGATGTTAGTTACCTACTCAACATTTACAAGTCTGAAATACATAACAAATTAAATTACGGTGGTTCACTATCATTTAAGGAGGTTGCTTAATTAACAATGAGTTACGAACATTCCACACACAAAGTTAATCTAACTGGTGGTGAAATATCCACCATTTTATATTATTTGGATCAAGTCGCTGAGGACTGTGGACCACATTACATACCGTCACAAGAGGTTCAGCGGATCTATGCTGAGTTGCAGAGCGTGACAGACAACTATTATGCCAGTCGGGAAAGTGTCACACATTTCTCCCATTGATCGCAATATGCCCTATAGTAAGAAAGTCCACAACAGAGAAACGATGCCTTCCTTCACTGTGACACAACACACACCCGAAGAACAGTATCAACAACTCTTTGAGGCGATGTACTCACTTTGTGACGAGCACGGATGGGGTGACCCCTTCTCCTATGCTAGAAGCAGAGAGATACATTTAGCGGGGATACTGGGGCACACAGTGGCAGATGATTATTCTGGTGCTGATGCCTACGATCAAGACGGTCAACCAGTAGAGTACAAATCTACTATTGGTAAGAAACTGACCGCAACCTATAATGGAATCTCAGTCCAGGACACTTGGGAGAATCAAGTCAAGTACCTGAAAGAGGAGAAAATTGGCAAGTATCAGCATCATTTCTTTGCACGCTATCACCTAGGCAAGGTCGTAGAGGTGTACAGAATGACTGGTCAACAGGTCTTAGACATCCTAATTCCTAACCTCAAGAGGCAATTTGAGGACAAGAGAGTGAAGAAAGACCCACGATTAGGGTACACTATCTCTAACAAACTAATCCAATCTTACGGAGTTAAAGTGCTATGAATGACCGCAAACTAACGATCAAAGAGTATAAACAACTTATCAAACTTGATCGTATTAATATAGGTCAAGAGGTGAAAGATCAACAAACTTACTGTTACAAACCCTACCGCACTTTAAAGAACTATTGATTATGTCATCTGAACAAATCCTCTCACCTGATAGAGAACAATCCATCGAACTTCTTGCCAATAATTATTATGACAAGATGAAAGTTCACGTTGATTTTGGTGATCCAGAGAATGCAAATGCACTCTACGATGAATTTATTGTTGATGGAATTGATCCTGAAGATGGTAACTTTGAATGGTTATTTCTAAATGATTTAACTCAATTAGACGACTAATTACAGTCCTTAAGTAAGACTTTAAACTGCTTACATTGTCCCCACTAATTATCAATCAAATGGCAGAATCCATTCTTGAAAACAACAACTACCTCGTCAATCTTTTCGAGGAATGTGTCAACGGCAATGAGATACTTGACTTGTTAGATGAACTCTTTGAAGACTACAACTAACTCGCCTATGTATCAACAATTAGTATGACACCTGTCAAAGTGTCCACTAAGCACCCTACGGGGTGCTTTTTCTGTTATTATATAAGAGTCAAACAAATGCTTCACCAAATGAGAAAGATTGAATCCCAAATGAACGCCGCAATCAGAGCACGCCGTAACTGGTCATCTGGGAACACAAGTGTTCACTTTGACGAGCAAAATGTTGCTTATGTATACTTACACGGCAATCAGATTGCCAAGGTAAGTGATAAGTTTTTAAAACTTTATGATGGCGGTTGGCAATCAAACACCACTAAATCACGCCTTAATGCTCTATTAGATGAGTTCCATTATGGATTTAAAGTATTTCAAAGGCAATTTGATTGGTTCGTTGGTTTACATCAAGGTCAAACACCTTTCTACTCAGGTATAAGATTAAACCACGGAGTAGATTATGTCGGTGATCCTGAAGATTTTGAGTACCAAGAGTAAACAATCAACTAGCAATCACCCCATCAAAATGTCATCCAAAACTTACAAAATGTCACAAGAAGTTTACAACCAACTCTGCAATCCAACTCCAATTATTAAGTATTACTTCCTTACTAATTGGCAACCTAAGAAGAAAACAACTTGACAAGGTATCAATCCTTGCTATATAATGAGGGGGAGTAAATAACCCCTCTTTTTTATTACTAACTCGTAATGACCCAAGATAACATTTTATCAGACAATTTAGAGTCAGTTGCTAACACAAACGTGTACGGTATGTTTATGACACCTGTGGGCGTACATCGTCTCACTAATCATAACAAACACAAGCAAACAATTCTTGACTATATTGCCGCATTATCTCCCGAAGATGTTAAACAATCGCCCCGTAAAGATATTAACAGTGGAGTGCTACAATTAGGTGCCTTAAATGTACTTAACGAAAAACCCTTCATTGAACTTAAATCAGACATATTACAGGGCATTGTAGACATCAATAGTAAAGCATTATGTTATGAATTAGGCGACAATCCTAACCTAATAGATTCACAATTAGAACTAGGAAATGAAGGGAGTTTGTATGCACCACACGAGCAAAGTAATTGCCTCTATAGTGGAACTTATTTTGTAAATTGGAACGCTAATGAACATTCTCCCCTGAAATTTAAAAGAGATGTATCATCAACTCATTACCCTGTTATTCAATACAATCAAACACAAATTACCCCCTTCAATATGTTAGATGGAATCGTGCCAATTACAGAAGGTGAGATATGTTTATATCCTGCTAATTTAACACGTGGGTATGAACCAAACACAAAAGGTAATAGAATCACGATAACATTTAACGTTGCACTTTGACCCCTTAAGTATTATGAACCCATTCAAAAAGATTGATGAAAATACCTATCAAGATGATGCTGGTATTTTATACAAACCTATCCCTGATTACGAGGACTATTTTGTATCTAACGAAGGACAGATATATTCAACTAAGTGGGGAAAGTGGAAAAAATTAAAGATACATTTGAATGAAAATGGATATCGTCGTGTTACATTAAGACAAAATGGTAAAACAGTTGTTAGACGTTGTGCGAGATTGTGTGCCCTTGCTTATCATCCAGGCGGAACAGATTCAATGAACGTTATTCACATCGACAAGAACAAATTAAACGACCAAAGTAATAACTTAAAATGGGTATAGTTTATGATACTTTTCCACAATTATTCCACAGGTTAGGTATATTTTCTGTGGAAAATAAATGGTTAATTAAATATACTTAGTAATTCTATCTTTAGTCTGATAGGTGTTAAAAACCTACGGAGGAATAGCACCCTTAATAGACTATATAAGAACAGAACAGTTGTCAACACATAGGGGACACAACAGAAACTGTTACAAACCACTTGACAGTTTTCCACAGTTCAGTTATAATAACTGTATCTCACTAATTAACACAAATCGCTCTAAATTCCAATGGGAAGGACTTACAAACGTAACGACACGTATGTATCAAATAGACCCAAAAGTCTCAGAGAAAAGAGAAACAAATCGAACCGTAATAAGGGACGAGTTTCTAACAACAATTCAGAGTATTATGAGTTCTCTGAGTATCAACAATCACACGCTAATCGTACTCACCAAGGTAACACAAATGGAACCTGAGATTAAACCGTTTAATAGTAAAGATTGGATCGACACATTGTTAGACGAAGATGATATCGTCAACGATGATTACGTCGAGATTGATGACAATTCCTTTGGAGATTTGGACCTTGACTATACACATTCCCAGTAAGATTGCAATCTATTTGGATCTATTTGATGAGGGTAATTTGCCCCCTGATGAACAAATAGAGATGGCACAGTTCTTAATAGATTGTGACCTACACAATGAACTCCTTCAGTATCAACAATTCTGTGATTATTGCATCGCCGAAGGGTTATGTTATGAGGTAGGAATTGCAGAGGATAAGTAACAACAACTGTGTGCCCACTAAGTAACACAAATTAAAGCACGATTGCACCCACTAAGTGATAACGACTTATATTAATTTTTTGTGTTTGTGTAACCTACAAAAGTATAGGATCGACTATATTATCGAAATTCGTTAAAATGGTACCTAGATATAGAAAAAATTCGCTGAGAAAAAAATGACCAAAAAGGTTCGTCAGAAATTGGAAGGAGAATACTCCCAATGGCTTGGCAGAGAATGGTCCCGTACGAAGGGTGGAGGTTGCTTCACCCTTCTTTATGATATGGGGAAAGACATAGGTTACCACACCTGCAAAGAGGACTACTCATTCACTGCCAGGGAGTTCCTGAAGGATCTGTGGGAAGCAGAAGGATGGGATGTGCTGAAAACATCAGAGATGGGGGAAGTGTTTGACCTAGACGATCTGAAGAAATTTGATATACTGGTAATGCGTCTGGAGAAAAGACTTAACCATTGTGCAGTATATCTCGGAGAAGGGTATTTACTTCATCACAAAGCATTTGATATTTCAAGGATAGAATCTGTAGAACAATATATACCAAAGACACTGTATGTTATAAGAAAAAATGCATAGATTCACTACAATCATCCAAGAAGATGATCACACAGGTGAGCTATACATTATTCTACCTGATTCCGTGATATCTGAGGCAGACTTAATGGTCGGCGATGAGGTAGAATATAGTGTAGACAATGAAACTATCCTACTGGAGAAGTCAACAAATGACTAAATTGACTAGCACAGAAGAAAAACTGTGCTATGATGCTGTTAGGTATTACCAAATGAATCACATTGGTCCTTTCAAACACGCATCTTACGCCCTGTGCGACTCAATCCTTAAAAAACTCGATCACACTCAACATTATGGAAGCCACGCCTCAGTCGGAACGGCAGACTGAATGGACTGCAACGTTCACGAAGGAGGAACGTCAATTAATATGCAACTCTGGCAAGTGGTGTTTGTTATACAAGGCTGAGGTCTGTGGTGGCAAACCCCTTGAAAGGGTGCAAAAGACTTGGAGAAGCATCAGGGCGAAATTGGAAGCTGGTGATGATTTCTTAGAGTAGTAAACCCTTTAAATGACCTCGACCCCGCGACGCTTCGCGTATTACTATGGAAATCATTGACAACTTTCTACCTACTGAAGAGTGGTTACTATTGCAGGAGCAATTCTCGTCAGATGTGTTCCCGTGGTACTTTGGTCGAAAGACTCATCATATTGCCCAGATGTTTGATCCTGAGTTAATTAAGAAGGAGAAACATAATTGGCATCTATTCAATCTAATGTACTCGAATGGGACTCCTCTGACCCCTGAGTACGACCTTATATTGGGTTTAATTAATAAGATCAACCCACGTGCCCTGATACGTGTGAAAGCGAATCTAACGCCTGTGTGTGAGGAGATCCGTAAGTTTGAAATGCATAGAGATATTAATTATGAAGAATCATTGCAAAGTTATACAGGTAGTGATACAACTTCACCCGTTTCTACCACCGCAATCTACTATATAACAGATAGTAATGGATTTTCATATTTTGAAGACGGTTCCCGAAGTGAATCTATAGCAAACCGACTGGTTACTTTTCCTGAAACTACAATGCATTGCGGAACCACATCAACTGACAATCCAAGAATCATATTAAACCTAAACTACTTCTAACAATGAAACTTGATCGATGCGTCTTCTGTGGTAGCACTGATATTCATCATCACCACGTCATACCCAAAGGGGATAAAGCGGCTAAAGAATTTGGAGTGAGTGAAGAATTCATAAACTCTGATATCAATCTTATAACTGTATGCACTGTACATCACGATATGATACACGGTATACGTAAAACTGCTAATCCTAAACACTTTAGACAATTAGTAATAGATGGTCAAGAAAGAGCTAGGAAAGAGGGCAGAAACCCAGGTAGACCTAGAATGACAAATGAGAAGAAAGATCTTATTTACAAATTATATGATGATGGTGTAAGTTGGGATGATATAAAGGAACAAACAGGATGTGCTTTATCTACTATATCTAAATGTTTACGTGCTAGTGGAAGAGAACTTAAGCGTATCAAGAGGGAGTATAATAAGGACTACTGGAAGGATCAAAAGGATCCTAACATTGATAAGTGGATGGCAGATGAGAGGGAACGTCTGAAGAATAGGAAAAAAACCGATTTCTCAGATATGCCTTTACTCTTTAACGATGTCATCGACGACATAAATGATCAAAAAGGTATCTTGTGAATGGAAATCCCTGAATTTGAATCTTATGAAGCAGAACTGGAATGGAGGTTTGAACGGATCGCTGAATCTATCAAATCTCTAGCCCAGAAATCTCAAGTCCACGAGCAATTTTTAAAGCGTGGAGCAGAGATGATTATGTACAAAATCCCAGGTACTGAGGAGTATTCTAACCTCAAAGATGTATTTGACGATCTTTATAAGAGACTAAATAAGCTGGAGGTAGCGTACCTAAATGCCAGCATATCTGATAGAGACGGGAAGGAGTTATGAGAATCCTGTAGATTCTTATGAATACTCACGTTCGTACACAACAGAAGATCATCCAGACTTTGCTCAATTCGGTCCTGGTGGATACAAAATAACTGTAGAAGGTAGTGGACCTGGTTCTTTCGAATTTGGAAAGGATGAGGTCTATTACATTGGTCAGCAGACGGAAACTTGTGTAGCCAATTGTGATGCGGAACGAAGACCTATCTATAGATGGTATTCTGCTAGAAGAACAGATCACATATATCATTACTTACAAGATTTACCAGATAGTCTACCTCAGAATCCTAAAAGGTATAATGCAGAACCTAGGAATCGTAAGGAAGTCTTTTATACTTCAGAGAAGAGTTTCGCAGGTAATACAGAGGTATTCTTATTATATGATGCTGCAAACTTTAACAGTTATCTCTCTACTACCAGTGGTGCTAGTACAGTAGTAGCACAGTTTGATGCTAGTGGTAACTTAGTTTGTACAGGATCAGGTTCAGCAACAGTTGTTTTCAACTTTAGATGGAATGATAACCCTAATACAGCAGGTACTGCGTTAGGTACGTATGCTATTCCTAGTTTGGGCATCTCATTTACCCAAACAGGAGCAGCAGGACAGTCTCCTCAGCAATCTGCAACAGTTACAGCTGGAAATACCTATAATTGTAGTATCACTAATGGTAATGCAGCTGGATTCAATTTACAGAATAGTAATACGGAAATTTGTTTCAAGGATGGTAGTGGTAGTGATTGTAATGCTTTACTCACTACTGCAATCAATCAGGATCAAGGAAATGCAATTTGTAGCTTAGGATTTATTTGGACTACTGCAGCAGGTCCAACAGCAGCAGGTGTAACTCATCCTGCAGAGAGTGCAGTCCCTCTCTACCATTATAAGAGATTAGATATCGTTGATGACTTCTATACTACTACACCTGCCACAGAAGTCAATCTAGAAACTGGAATAGCGGGTGTTCCTGACTGTGCTAAACCTCTCGACCAAGCATACAAGTATCAAGGTATATTGGGATATGTCTTCGCTGGTACTGCACCTAGATTGAAGAAACAGGTCATTGAAGCAGGTAAACCGATCAACACTGGAGAGGTTTCACGCTCTGGGTGGTACGATTGGCAGTCTGGAGGGTATGAAGAACCCGATTATAACGCTCAAGGGGAGCCAGCAAGCACTATGGGGTGGGGAAACCCCGATAATGTTGATTTATTGGACGAAAAAGCCAATTTTGAGTGGTTTTATGGCAAAAATGGTGCTGTAAAGGCGTGTTTACCCCGATTTTTGGGTTTTCACGACGCTTTTGAGGGTCAATTCGTCTATTATCTCTATGATACGTCATTTCCTTACTCTGGACCGATATATGGCATCAATTTGATCACTACGGATGCTCCTTGCTTACCAACACAAGGATCTAACATCCAACCAACGTTAAATTACCATTCATACTTCTATGAAATGCGTGAAGACGCTTGGGAAACGAAAAAAACGCATATTTCAGTCGATGCACCCAACAGTGTAGGTCTCCAGGAGTCATTTTGGGCTGTCGGAACCGATGATTTGATGGTTTTCTTCCGTTATACCACATCTACAGGGTTCTTTGCTATAGGAGAACAGATAAATGGATGGTTGATACAGAATGTTCGTTACTTTGGTGATGAACTACGGTGTGGTTATATGAATTTACAGCCTATTGCTGGTGCAAATGGTAATATTTTCACTTATCAGTCTACTTTTACCTCTGCAAACAACGGAACTGCTGAGATTTTAGCTGGTTATGGGATAGCTGATAAAGCTGCTTTCTTTGGAGTATATGAATTTCCTAAGAAATTAGCATATTATAAGGCAGAAATTGATAATAAAGCACTTATTCCTAAAAGAAACTTCGATGAAGCGATATTAGAAGCTACAGTTAATGAGGCTGGAGGCATTGGATCTATTGAAATTGTCAATGCAGGTAGAGATTATGTTGATCCAACGGTTGTAGTTAGTATTCCTGACCTATTAAGACAGGAAGGATACTCAGATACTGCATCAAATATACCAGAAACCTTCGAAGATAACATTAGTGGTGAGGTTCAGGTCAAATATCAACGTCAAGATGACGTAAATCCAGTAAGTTATGATGCTGAGAAGGCTGCTGCTAACGTACAGAACCAACAATACATCACAGAAGCTGGTTATTCTGGTGCTTTGAGGCAAGCACAAGCAGCAATTACGTTAGATAACCTAGGTTGTGTTAAAACTGTCACTGTAACTGATCCTGGAGCAGGGTACCAACCAGGTGAAGAGGTGCTTGTTAGTGTAGTTGAGATCGATAAACAGACCAGAGCTGATACTTATGTTGGAGAAGGTGCTGATGATATCTCTGCAGGACTAGAAAGATCACTTAATTCGGAAGATGAGGATGAAACAATACCAGATAAGTCTGCTAGAGACGCTTGGGGTGAAGGTTTAGGGTATGCTAAAGAGTCATTTAAGAGTTTTAATACACCAATTCAGTCAGAATACGTTGATGGATACCTAAAAACTAAAGATTTTAACGATGAAGAGAAGACAAGGTTCTGTGATAACATCCCTGTGAAGTGTTTAGACCCAACTGTGGGTAAAGATTGGTCAAATATTGGTAATTATCTCGATCCACAGGCATATCAAAGTGAAATTTTGAATGCAGAACCCACCTGGGGACAAAATGATGCAATGATTTCGGAGGCTGTGTCTCAATCTGCATCAGATGCAAATTATGTTGAGGGTAAAATGGCATCTGGAATGCCTGGATTGTTCGGTGGGGAGTGTTTAGAGACATTTCAGGCTAATCTTTATCAGGTTAGACGCTTTTTTGACATACCTTGTCCTACTGTTGCATATAATCAATATGGTGATGAAACCACTTTTGGGTACTTACCATACAAATACTGCGGAAGTAAGGAAGAATTTGCTCAAGTTCGTGTTTCTATGCGAGTTGAAGGTGATGTTTCTAAGAAAGGTGAGACTGTAAACCAAAGATTCCTTGATTGGTTGGAGTCATTACCTAAACCTTCCTACACAAAACCACGACCAGCTGGTCCAAATAACAAATCTCACACGTGTGTACGTGGTAGTAGCGTTAAAGGACGTTGTTTCTCGTCAGGTGGTGGTAACTATACCTTCGTTCCTACTGCTGGTGATGAGACTACATTCGATTTTTATGGGTCAGAATTAGAAAAACTTGCTACTTGGGTAGGTCCAAACAACTATTCAGCGTATGGAGGTGGATCAGTAAGTGTTACTGACACTCAAACTGGTCAGTCAACTACACATAATTACAATACAATTCAATTAGCATCTTGTTCTAATAACAAATTCCCCAATCCTTGCTGGCATAACTTCATTGCTGACGGTGTATTGAATGTATACAGTGGATATGATAATAATGGTAACGGATTATCATCAGATGATATATGTTCAGGACAACCTTTCACAGCTCCTGCTACGTGGGTTCAGAGTACTACACCCAATCAATATGGTAGTTGTTCTGCTCTTAGTCAGGTTGTGCACTCTACAGTGGCATTTGACACAGGGAAGACCTCAGAAGATAATCCATACATAGAACTGGGACCGTTTAACGGTAAAATGCACTGGGCAAACTACTTGCCTGGAGCAACACATCTATTAGATCAATCTATTAAGAGATGGGGTAATCCCTATTTCGATGAATGTGACCTAACCAATCAGGATCAATAATGGCATTAGGACTTTTAAGACCAGTAGCACATCATAACGGATTGCCGTGTTCTGGACACGGTGTACCTATTCCTGCGACTATTCATAGTAACCAGGCTTGTAGTACACCACCTATTGAACTTCCTGTTATTGTTAAAGAAAAAACTTGTATGTGGCCTCCGAACCCACTTACACCTTTAACTGCTCTTAATCCTATGAGAGCAACAGTTTTGGTTAACGGATTACCCATTATGATCTTTGGGGACGTATTTACACCTCATAGATCAGTAACAACAAATATAGTGAATTTTTCGTGTCCTTGTGGTAAAGCGATGTGTATCATCCCCACACCTTTCAATTGCAGTGTACTAACTACTGAAGATATGAAGGGATTAGGACATACTCGTGTCTTAGAGTCTACTACCAAACAAGTTTTAGCCTTCAAGATACCTATTGGACGTATTATGGATCCACTTGGCATAGGTAAACCAGGTAAAAGTTGGCCTTGTTCATCTGTGGTTGCATTTGGTAGTCCAAATGTGTTAGCATCCTAGAGAAGTTCGAAAATCTGCCATTATGGCTGTTAAGACTAAATCAGGTGCTTGGGGTGCTTCAGAATATGTTGAGGCAACTCCTAAGAAGACACGTCAAGGAAGAGGTAAGCATACTAAGTATGCAGCGTCTTCTAGAAACAAAGCCAAGAAACCATCGAGAGGTCAAGGATGATTTTTTCCGTACTAAGTGACGCTGCTGAAGCATATAATGCTATATCTTGGGCAGATGCTATTCCATTCCTAGCAGTTATTATAGGACTGTACTGGGTCAAGGTAAAAATTGACACTAGAGCAGGTTTGGGACGCAAAAAGTCCAAACAATTGAAGCAGATTATCGTTGATGCCATTAAGGAAGCTAAATAATACCTAGTGGATTAAAAAAATGGAAGAACAACCCCCAGAATGGACTAAAGGTCCTGTCAGGAGACCTGTCGATATAGCAGACAGCTTCCACGACTCTGGTATGGTTCTGATAACGGATCCCCGTTCAGATAAATACCTAAATCGTATCCGCAAGAAGGATAGATCTGAAACCTAATGGCTTATCGCTTTAAAGCAGATAGAACACTATCACGAGCTTTCCGTGACCTCAGTATAGGGATGAAATCAAACCCCAATACTGAGGATTTTTCTATGGTTAAGAACGAGAATGCCATTAAGCAATCCATCAGAAATCTAGTCCTTACTGGATTTGGCGAAAGACCTTTTCAACCTACGAAAGGATCCAGATTACGTCAGATGCTCTTTGAACCTTTTGACATCTTTATGGCAGAAGAACTCAAGGAAGAAATAATGAACGTGTGTCAACGATTTGAACCGCGTGTGGTGGTAAATGAGGTTAGGTTACGTGCAGATGACACAAATAACCTAGAAGTTGAATTAGATTATACCATCATCGGTGAAACATTAACTCAAACCGTAGACTTCTTGCTGGAGAGAACATAATGGCAGCAATACCATCCAATTTAACATCATTAGACTTTACTGAGATACGTGAATCTATTAGATCGTACCTGAGAACCAGAGATGAGTTCACAGATTATGATTTTGACGGATCTGCTGCGTCTTATTTGCTAGATGTTTTATCATATAACACTTATTACGCTTCTTTCAACGCTAATATGGCGATGAATGAGGCATTTCTTGAGTCTGCGACAATTAGAGATAACGTAGTTAAGATAGCAAAGCAGTTAAATTATACACCAAGATCAATCAAAGCACCAAAAGCTTGTGTAAGATTTGCAGTACAAACAGAAACAATAGGATCTGGTACAGCATATCCTTCAACCTGCACAATGTTGGCAGGTGATGTTTTTGTATCTGCGGTAAGTGGATCTGGATATACGTTCACTTTACCAACATCTCTTAGTGCAACTGTTGATCAATCCAGTGGAATTGCCACTTTTAGCAAGGTAGTTATCAATCAAGGTAACACTTTAGAGTATGAATACATTGTAGATGATGTCAAGAAGAGATCTTATGAAATTCCTGCTGATCAGGTAGATACAGACCTTCTAACAGTCTCAATTTCACCCAATGCACAGTCTGAAGAGATTGACACATACAACTTAGTTAAGAATATTGTTGATGTTGACGGTACTACTCGTGGGTATTTCCTTGAGGAGACCGATGATCAACGTTATAACGTAGTATTTGGTGATGGTGTTATTTGCCGTCAACTAATTGCTGGTGAAGTTATTAAATTAAAGTATGTACGTACTGAAGGTACTGCTGCTAATGGATGTAAGTCCTTTAGCTTCATCGGTCGTGTGATAGACTCGGAACAACGTTATGTACCATCTTCTCAGATCTCCCTAGCAACCATAGACGGTGCTCAGGACGGTGAAGATGTAGAATCTACCCTAAGTATCAAATTCAACGCTCCTAGGGCGTTTAACAGTCAGAACAGAGCAGTAACTGAGTCTGACTATGAATTTATTACTAAAAAGGTGTATCCACAGGCAAAATCCGTTACTGCTTATGGTGGCGAACGTTTATCACCACCAATTTACGGAAAAGTCTACATATCCATTCGTACGAAATCAGGTGCCTTACTTAATACAACAACCAAGAAAAGAATCAAGACTGATCTTCTCAAGTATTCGATTGCGGCAATCGAACCTGTCATTGTCGATCCCATTACCCTATACATTAGACCAAAAACTTGGGCGTTCTTCGACGGTAATAAGACTACATTATCAAATAATGAGGTTGCGACTAAAGTTCTGGGAGCTGTCGATCAATACAATACTCAAGCGGAATCTACTAGATTCAATGGTCGCATTGACCTCAGTGCTTATCAATCGATGATAGATTCCTCTGATCCTTCGATCAGTGGCAACATTACCCATATGTCCTTGGGTATGAACATCGAGAACTTTAATTTTGGTCAAACATTTACTCAGTGTATTGATTTTAACAACGAAATCGCTAACCCTAACGATCTTTCAGGTGGAGCAAAAGGATCAGGTAGTGCTACCGATGGAACTTGTGTACCAAAATATTCTACAGTAAAAACAGGAACATTTTATGCTACTGGATATACAGAAGGTCTTCTGAATATTCAAGGTGGAGTTAATGCTAATCAAATTTCATCAGCAAGTCTACTCACTGATGATACTACTGCATTACTTCCTGTCAATATTAGAGATGACGGTTACGGAACCCTAATGATGATAACCAAAGTTGATGAAACTGAGGTTGTTCTGAAGAAGAATGTAGGAACCGTTGATTATAAGAGTGGACAGGTCTGTGTTGGACCTGTAGATGTCGCTAGTACCCCTGATGGTACTTCACGCATCCCAGTTACAGTCATACCTGCATCTGGTAATGTCAACATAGGTACAGGTCTAGATCCTACGATCTTTAACCCAACTGTACAAACCATCGACTACACAATTGATGGAACTAACGTTCCAACCTTCGATCCGTTCGATTTTAATGCTATAAACTTCGATGGAAGCTCAATAAATATCATTGATTACCCAACCACCGTGTTTGAGTTGCCAGAATTTAATTCTTGCTTCTAATCAACTAAAAATAGCATAATAACAGCAGATGAAGGCTATTACCGTATCTAATAGGGTGCAGGACCAGATACCTGCATTCATACGAGAGGATAACGAACAATTTGTTAATCTTCTTTCCGAATACTACAGATCACAAGAGAAATCAGGTCGTCCCTATGACATCCTGAATAATATCTTGAGTTATACTGATGTAGGTTCTGGCGAGTTTGATCCTAACTTCTTATCTTCAGCTTCTGCTGTGCTGGAGAAAGTTGACCCAACTCAGAACAAGATCATCAGTGAAAACGTTAATTATTTCTTAGAGAAAGACGGAACAATAAAAATTGACAATGAAGTAATCTACTATGAGAAGATTACTCATTCACCAGACATTGTATTCACTCCAGGTGTTAATAAGGCTGAATTTGATCGTAAAATCCAAGAATTTGAACCAATCGCTACTCAGTTCGATGGTTCAAAGGTTTTATTTGATCTGAAACTTTTAGGTAAGCCAGTTTCACCTACATCTGCTAATCATCTGCTAGTTGTTGTTAATAACGAATTTTTGTACCCAGATGTTGATTATTTCATCGAAGGCGACAAAATAAGGCTTCAGAACCCTCCTGATGCCCCTACAGGTGGTCTTACAGGTGCTATTAATACCATTCGGTACCTTATTGGTTACACAAGCATCCCTGTTCGTAATATAGACCCTATTACAGTTGCAGTTGATTCTAAAGAGTTTAGTTTAACCAATAATGGAGTTGCTTATACTCCTTTGTCAACTGTATCAAGTATTGTTGTAGTTAACAGAGTTGAAAAGCGTCCATACGAAGATTTTACTGTTTTCCAAGATAAGTTGATCTTTAAGAATGATGTTGGAGAGAATTCTGTCATTCAAGTAAGATCTGTTGAGATGATTGCACCTGAATTTGGTAGTGGTGCTAGTGCTATTGCGGATATTGACGGAGGTGTTGTAGATAAGGTCATTGTTAAGACTGGTGGTAGTGGATATCGTTTAAGTTTTGCTCCAAAGATCAGTATTGCTTCTACTAAAGGTCCAGGAGCTGGTGCTACTGCTGAAGCATTAGTAAATGGTATCAAAGAGGATAGATTACTATTTGCAGGGCAAGGATATACATCTGCTAACCCTCCAATCGTTGTAGTTGACCCTCCTGCTGATCCAGAAGGTAAAACTGCTCAGATTAGAGCAATTGTTGATGATTCCCTTGAAGGGGTCTCACAATTGATCGTAGACAGTTCTGGAAGTGGATATGACAAGATTCCTTCCATATCATTTGTCAATCCTGGTGGTGCAACCATTAGTAATCCAACTTTAGATGGAGATTCTATAGCTGATGGATCAATTACAGTTGTAGAAACAGGTTCTGGATATGCATCCCCACCTTTAGTTTATTTGGATGAACCAACTGGTGATAATGCCATCAAAGCTAATATTGTTGCAACTCTTGATGAATTTGGACGTGTTAATGGTATTACTGTTGTTTCTGGTGGACAAGGATATGAAACAATTCCCAGAGCAAAGATTATTGACCCTGTAGGTGCTCAAATTCTTGATGTTAAGGTAACTGGTGGTAGAGTAACCAATATTGAACTATTAACTGGTGGAGCAGGTTATAGTGATGCTCCTTCTGTCTATATCGTTGATAACAGGAAGGATATTGCTGATCAACCTATTGGTGGAACTGGTGCTACTGCTGTTGCAACCATTTTCAATGGTGAGATCAC